TCAGAGATCGACGTTGCCGCTCTGCGTCGCGCCGGCGGCGATCTTGAGTTTCATCGCCGAGTTGTCGCGGACCACGGTATTGGCGCACGGCCCGCTGATCGCCAGCCAGCCATGGCCGTCCGTGCGCTTGAGGTAGTCCGTGATCCGGTTGCGCTGCACCAGGCCATCCGCAACGATGGACAGGTTCATGCCGGCCCAAGCCGTGCATTCGACAACATTGTCTTCCACGATCAAGTCCGTGAAGGTGGTGCCGATGGTGCCGCCGCCGGTTTTCGGGCTGCCATAGCCGCCGATGCCCTGCGCCGTCGCCAAGAGCGGGTTGCCCGCGATGTTCTCGCAGACCTTGAAGGTGTTGCCGATGATGCGCAGACCGACCATGTGACCGTCTCCCGCCTTAAACATCTGCAACATGTCCGGATGGTTGCCGTCGATGGCCACCATGTCCTCGGCGCGGTTGCCGAGGGCCTGACCATAGTCCGCCGTGATGCGGTAGGCGTCTTTCGAGGAGCCGTAGAACAGGTTGCCTTCCAGCACAGACCGCACGCCGCCGATCTGGAAGCCCATGTTGAGGGCGCGGCCCCGGTTGTTCGCCACGCGGCTGTCCGGGCAGCGCATGTTGACCCCGCCCATCTGCCACATCGCCCAGTCGGAGAGTGCCCAGCTCGGATACGCGTCCGCATCAGCGCGCGAGGCAAAATCGCAGCCCTCGACCTCGATCTCGCGGCAGTCGGCGAGCGCATCGACGAAGAACGGCGTCGCATTGCTGATGGCCGGGACCGCTGTCAGCATGAAACCGAGGCCGGAAAGCGAGAGCCTGCTCGACCCGCCGATCATCACCTTGCCGAAGCGCGCCCCGCTCTCGCCGGTGATGCGCACCTTGGAGGTCGGGTTGATGCCCTGAAGGCGGAAGTTCTCGTAGGCGTAGCCGCTCTTCGCGACCACATCTTCGCCACCCCGCACTTTCGAGAGGACCGCTTGAAGCTCGGTGGCGCCGAATGCGTTGAACGCGCCGGTGACAGGCGGCGTCGGCACGGGTGTCGGCACCGGCGTTGGCGTGGGCGTTGGCGTGGGGGTCGGATCAGGCTCGGCGGGATGCTCCGGCACCGGCTCATGAGGCGGCGAAGGTTCGGTCGGATGCTCAGGGGCTGGCTGATGGCCGGGCACCGGCGCATGAGGCATCTCTGGTTCGATCGGCTTCTCGGGTTCCGGCTCGTGGGTCGGCGCCTCGGGCTTCTCCGGCGTCATCGGATGCACGGCAGGATGTTCGGCCTCGGGCACTTCGTTTGCCGGGTGCTCGACGGGATGTTCGCCCTCGGGGGTTTCCCCCACGGGCGGCGGCGCTTCCGTCAGCGCCGCAGCCGCGGAACTGACAAGCCGTTTCGCGGCGGAAATCTGCTCCGCCGCCAGATCGAGGCCGACGACCGCTTCGGCCAGCGCCGCACGTGCCGGGGTATTGGATCTCTGCTCAGACATGGTGGTCTCCTTAGGTGTTGATGTCTGTTCCTGGGGTCGTTCGGCAAAGTCAGAGATGGTCATGCCACCTGCACTTCGACCATGAGGCCGACGGCATCGTTGGCGTTGACCCAGCTCAGCGTCATCGTCTGTGCGCCGGCAGTCGGGACCGCCTCGTAGGCGACCGCGCCGCTGACGTCCGTGAACCCGCCCGTGCCGGTCTGGCCGCCGCCGGAGGCCGTCAGCGTCCCGCCGTCGGAAACCGAGAACGTCCCGGCCCCGGCCTGCACCGACACCATGAACACCAGCAAGGCGCCGCCGGCAGTGGTGGTGAGGGAGAGGGTCCTGGTATTGGCAGAGCCAGCGCCGAAGCTGCTATTAATCGCGTTGGCCGGCGTCGTCTGGTTGACGTTATTGACCTCGAGAACCTCGACCCGCAGGGCCCTTTGCAGGCTGTTGGTGGCAACCGTGGTGCCGCCGGCCCCGGTCGTCGGGTTCGCTATGAGCCAGAGCTGGACCCACGTCCGGCTTAAACTCGGCAATTCGGCATAGGCAGATGCCGCCTGCCCGTTGTGCGTGACCGACGCGGCGCCCTTGGCGCCGCCGGTCGTGTCGGTATAGCCATGGACGACAATCAGCAGCACACGGTTCGCGCCGGAGCCTACGCTGTAGTTCGCGCCGCCATCTGCTCCCGTCGTATAGTTGGACCCCGACCCTGACGAGAATATCGTGACGCCGGAGCCGACGGGGGTTACGCCGCTGCCACCGCCAGTCGCCGGCCATCTGCGGTTCTGGAACGCAAGCAGCGACATCAGGCCACGACCCCGTGGTTGCCTTCCATCAGCCAGGTGTCGGCGCCGATCTTGGTCAGCGTGACCCCGGTATAGCGGGCCGCGATGGCGGCGCCGCCGCTGGAAACCCCGTTCACCGTCACGCCGGTCGCGCCGTCGACCGTGGTCGTGCCGGCGCCGATCATGCTGACGCCGAGGATGGTGCCGACCGGGAAGGCGACGCTGGCGTTCGTCGGGATGGTGAGGGTGTTCGCGGCCGCATTGTCCATCGTGACCTTCTTGCCCTTGTCCGCGAGGGCGAGCGTGTAGGTCGTGCCGGTCTGCGCGTTCACACCGATCGGCGCGCTGGGGCTGAGCGCGGCAATGGCCTGCGCCACCCGCTCGGCGGTCCAGCGCCGGGCGGTGGTCGCCGTGCCGGCCTCGGCCTCGGCCTGCGAGATGAGGGCCACGAGGCTGTCGTAGGCGGCCTGGATTTCGGCGGCAGTCTGGAACACATCCGTATAGTCAGCCTTGAACCAGTTCGCGGCGAAGGTCGTCGTGCTCGCATTGTCGGCGATGGCGATGATCCGGTCGTTGACGGCGAAGGCGACCCCGTTCACCGTGCCGGCCACCGAGACGATCCAGCTCTCGCCAGCCTGCGCGGCGGCGCTCCCCGGGAAGGTGCCGGCCGAGGCGTCCCAGACACCCTTGAGAATGACCGAGGCATCGAGCGCGTTCACGCGGGCTTCGATCGCGTCCAGATCGACGGCTTGCGTGACCGTGATCTGGTCGGTCTTCGCCACGGCGGCATTGAGCTTGGTGCGGACACTGAGGCCGCCCTCGCCATTGGTGATCGTCGTCATCAGCTGTCCTCCCAGAAGGCGGTGTCGTCCCATGTTGCGCTGTCGGCCCATAGGCCCCCGGCCAGAAGCCAGGCCGCCGGCGGCGCGGCGCTGGGCGGCGCGACCGTGACCGTCATCGTGCCGCCGTCGATGCCGACCGTGACGGTGCCGAAGGCCTGGTCGGCGAGGGCCAGCGGGGCCGTGAGGGCGAGCTGATCCCCGAGCGCGATCGGCAGGCCCTGAAACTGGTCCTGAAGCTGGATCACGCCGTGATCTCCTGAACGACTTTCAGGATGAAGGTCTTCGAGCGGCGGATGGCGCCGGCGCTGGCGTCGTACTTCACATCGGCGCTGAGGCGCGCGACCGGCCAGGCCGCGGTCGCCGCGGCCGTGGCGCTCAGCCGGAACTGCCCGGCGACAGCATTGACCATGGTCACCGTGAGTGTCGCCGAGAAGGTGCCGACCTTCGCCTGCGCGGTGACCGTCTTTCCAGTCAGATTGACGGGGACGCCGTTCGCATCGACGCGGGTCACGTCCAGCGAAAGCTCGTCGCCGCGCTTGACCTCAATTTCCATGATGACCTCCGGTGTTCATGCGGGCGACCGTCCCGGCCGCGACAAAGAGGAGATGCGCCGCCAGCGCCGGCCAGATCCCGTAGGCAATTGCCACGGCGACGGTCGCGACATGCGCCGTGTCCTCGCAGCCATCCGCGGCGCTGCCGCCCCACAGGAGCAGCTGCGGCAGCTCGACAATCGCGAGATAGGCGGCGAGGAGCGGCAGGATCGCGGGCGGTCCCCAGAGCGCGGCCGGGATGCCGCCGATCAGATAGCCGTGGCCGAGCTGGTTGATGAGGTAGCCACGGGCGTCGCCCTTGAAGGCCGACGGTGTCATCCAGAGCTTCAGGATCCAGTCGACGGGATTGATCATATGGTCGGTCCTCTCATGGCCAGTAGGCATCGTCCGCGTAGTCTGTCGGGATAACCGGTGCGTCTTTCAGGGCGCGCGCCGCGAAAATGTAGGTCATCTCATGGGTCGCAGCCGCCTGGCCGAGACCGAAGCAGGTCGGAGCGTCCATCGGCACGAAGCTGTTGTCCTGGGCGACCCAGACGAACGGTTGCTGCCCCCCATGCCAAAAGAGGTTTCCAGGCAGCGCCCCCTGGCCGAGAGCGAAGCCGGCGAGGGTGGCCATGCCAGTGATCCGGCTCTTCGACACGTCGTCGAAGTCGTACATAACACCGAGGTAGAGCACGCCTGACTTCATGCGCCGATCGCGCTCAGCGTCGACCCTCGCCGCAAGATCGATGCGGTAGGTGGCGTCCAGCGGATCGACAACCAGTGCGCCATTCTCGACGAACAGTCCGGCAAGGCTTTCCAGTGTCTCGGCCGGAACTTCGATCCAGTTGGTCTTCCCTGCCGTCAATTCGTCGCGATCGCCGTCCGCGGTCCAGGTGATCCGGAAGCGGTCGGGGTTCTGGGAAACCGGCACAGGGTCGTAGAAGACGAACATTGCAGCCTCTCAGTCCACGGACATGCGGTAAAAGGAGTACTTGATGGTGCGGGCAGTGGCGTCCGAGGCGGTGATCTCGGGCCGGATGTCGGAGACGAAGCTGAAGTTGTAGAGCGAGGTCAGGGTGTGGAGCGTGCCTGCCGCGTCGATCTTCACCGTCATGCCGAGCACCCCGGTTCCGGCGTTGTTGTGGATCGTCCAAAAGCCCTTCTGGTTGCCGAAGTCGGGGAAGATGGTGGTTCCCACCCCTGCCGCGTTCGCGCCCTTGGTGAAGGTTCCGCTTGCGGTCGGCGCGAAGGGGATGACCCCGGCGGGCACCAGCGTCTGCACGCTGGTCTTGACCTTGACCATGCCGACAGAGCCATTGGCCCCGGCGCCGACGGTATCCCGCGCGCCGATGGTGACGGTGAGGTTCGGCGCGGTCAGGGCCGAGAGGTCATAGGCCGAGACCGTGATTGTCTGACCAGCGCCGCCGCCCTTGCCGTAGAGCGGCCCGCCGCCGCCCGCGCCATAGCCCGTGCCTGCGGTGGCGGGGTAATTGGTGTACTCAGGTCCTCCACTTGAATTCTGGACGGTCCGGTAGGCACCCGTGCCGCCGGTGCCATAGGGCGAGTTCTGGCCGTTGATCGTGCTGCTGCCGCCGCGTCGCCCGCCGGTTGCCGTCCATGTCTGGATCAGCGTCGTCCCGTCAAAAAGCTGGACCACGGTACTGGCGCTGTAGTTGGCACTGATCGCCGTATCGCCGCGCCCGCCCGCCGCCTGCAGCGTGAGGTTCAGGGTTTTCTTGCCGGTCAGGTCGAGGCCGGTCTGGTTCGTGGTATAGGTCGTCTCCGGCGCACTGGTGACATCGGCAAAAAGCCTGAACTGCGCGTTCACCACCTCAAGGCCGGTGTCCTCATGCTGGCGGATATGCCGCTGGACGCCTGCCGCCGACGTCGATCCCATCAGGAAGCCGAAGCCGGTGCCGCCGCCGGATTTCAATACCCGGCCCATGTAGAGGCCGGAGTTGTCGTAATCGAGGTCGGACGCCTTGCCCATCTGGAAACCGGCGCCAAGGGCACTCATCGTCAGGACATCGTCGATCTCCATGTCGCCGGCCTTGACCGCGCCGGCGGCGAAGAGGCCCGCGGTCATCGAATTCGCCGCGACCTGATTGCCGAAGATCGAGCCGTCGACGATCAGCTCGCCGCCATTGGCACGGTAGCAATAGACATCGTCCCAGAAGAAGGTGCCTGCAGTATGACCGTTCACGATGAGCTCGATCCGGGCATAGACCGCGCCGGCGGGGGCAGTGACCATCGCGGAGACGCGCTGATAGCTGGTGGTCAGGCTCGCCTGCACCAACACTGCCGCCGAATTCGAGATCGACGCGCCGGCGGCATCGAGCCAGCCAAGCCGGACACCGGCATCGGTGCAGACGCCGCCTGAGTTCCGCTTCACATAGCCCGAGATCCGGAAGGTGCCGCCGGCGCGGGCGTCGAAGACCATGTTGTTGCCGACGGCGAAGTTTCCCGTGGCACCGCCCCAGGGGCGGGCCGCGCATTTGGCCCCGGTCCGCGCGTCGGTCGAGAGAATGGCATATCCGCTCATGCCGCCGACCGCCCCCCAGCCCGCGCCAGCGAGTTCGAAGCCCGGGTCCTCGCAGAGGTTCGAGAGATCGGCGATGAGAAGCTGGCTCGAGGCGACGCGACCGGTCAGATCGGTGGTCGGCACCGTGGCGGTCCACTGGGCGCCGTCCCAGCGATAGAGCTTGTTGTCGGCGAGGAGATAGACGAGCTCGCCCTGATACCGGGCAGGACCGGCCGCAGGCAGTGACCCGACGAGCGTCGGCACGCTGAGGCCGGCGGCGGTGAAGATCGCGCTGAGATTGGAGAAATCATCGAGCGTGATGTAGGTGGCCGGCGTGGTCACATTGACCCAGGCCGTCCAGGTTACCGGTCGGGGCGCCACGAAGCGGGCCCGGACCTGGTAGTTGGTGCCGGGCAGGATGCCGGCGGAGATGATGAGGCTGCCCGAGGCGACGGAGAGGGTCGCGCCGGGGGCGACCTGGGTGCCGCCGAGAAGCCTGAGCTCGTATTCGAGGGCGCTGACATCGTCCTGGCCGGTGCCGTCCCAGGTGAGGAGGATGGCCGGGCGGCGCGGATTGCCGCTGTTGTCGTCGAGCGCGGTCCCGGTCGCGGCAAAGCTCGGCACGGTCTGCGCCGGCGGCAGGCTGGCGCCCGGCACCGGAGCGACCCACGGCAGCTCGAGGCTCGTATTCCAGTCGTAGTCGGCCGGGTCGACCTCGCGCAGGGAGACGGCCTGCAAGAGGCTGACCGGATCATGGACGATCTCGGCGACCTCGAAGAGCTTGGCCGAATAGCCGTTGCGGACACTGGTCCAGGAAATCACGTCATGCGGCTCGAGGATGGTGGTGTCGGGCGGCAGCACCAGCTGATGCCGGCGGAAGCGCCGTTCCTCGGCGATCCAGGCCTGCATCAGGCGCTGCACCTGGTTGGCCCAGGGGCAGGCCGGCAGCAAGACCGTGGCAATCAGCCGGCGGCCGTCCGCGGTCTCGGCGGTCGCATCGTAGCGCGGCGGTGCGTCTCGGCTTTCCCAGAGCGATGCCGGGTCGGGGAAGGACGCATGGACACCGTTGTAGGTCTGCGCCAGCGAGGGAAAGAGCGCCTGGCTCTGCTCATCGGTGATGATGATGTCGTCGTCGGTGATCGCCTTCACCGGAACGCCCGGGGCACCGGCGACGAGCTTCATGGTGCCGCCGATATCGGCGATGCGGCCGGCGCAGCTCTTCAGGAGCTCCTCGATCACCGCGGCGGGCTCCTGGTCGACCGGGACCTCAAGCCCGGCACGGTAGCGCGGCTCGGTGCCGCCGGCCGAAAGCGCGATGGGATCGTCGCATTCGTTCATCGCGGCGACCCAGTCGGACAGCGGCAGGTCGCCTTCCGCCCAGCCGCCGCCCCAGACATCGCCGCCGGGCATCGTGACGCCACGGAGGATGTTGTAGATCATGACGGCCGGATTGTCGGTCTGCGACCAGGTCGCCGGATTGGACCAGCTCTGGCTGCCCGTGCCGCCGCGGCTCGGGTCCTTCCGGGGATCGTAGAGCGGGACGCCGTCGACCTCGAAGCGGACCGAGGGAAAGCTCTTGTAGAGCTTGCGGTCGAAGCGGAAGGTCAGGATCGCATGGGCAACGCCCGTGCCCACCATATCGGTCGTCCAGGGCCGCTGCGGATGCGCGCCATACTTCGCAATCAGCATCGGATCGGCGGCGGTCTGGCTGCCGTCGTACCACTTGATCCAGGCCGTCCCCGCGACGCCCTTCAGGGTGACCGGGGTGCCGTAGTCGGGATGGGCGGTGCCGCCGACCGTGGCGACCTCGCCATCGATGAAGAGCCGCGACAGCGAGGCCCGCGGCGCGTCGGTGACCGCGATCACGTAGGTCAGATAGGCGTTCGGGGTCTGGCCCGCCTGGCCGTGGGTCATCGGCGGCGTGACGAGCTGGCCACCCGTCGCATAGCGGCCGAGGACGAAGGCCTGCGGATCGGTGCCGCCGGTCTGCGTCGCCTCGGTGGTGATGCCGGGGGTCTGGAACGTCGGCTTCTTCTGCAGGGCGCGGGCGAGGACGGAAAAGCCGATCGACAGCGCGATGCGGCCGACGAATGCGGTCAGCCACGCCGCCGTCGCCGCCGAGGCCCCGGCCGACACGAAAAACGCAGTGATGGCCACACCGACCTGAGGCATCAGCCGGCCTCCCCGACAAAAGGCACATGGAAGGCACGGACGGCCTCCGAGCGCGGCACGAAGCTCAGGCCCTCGGGCCCCGGTACCGCGACGAAGGCGCCGGTGACGACGCCGAGCGCGGGCCCCTCGGCCGCCGCGATCACCGCGATGTCGCCCGTCGCGGCGAGCGCCGGATGCAGCTCCGGGAGATGCGCCGCAGCATAGTCCACATGGCTGTCGTAGCCGCCGCGCCCGAGGATCTTCATGGCGCCGGCGGCGCTGCGGTAGCGACCGCGCCAGAACTCCGCGAAGTCGGTGCCGGTCATCGCCTGGACAGCCTCGGCGGCGAAGAGCGCGCAGTCGTGACGGCCCCATTCAAAGGGCCGTTGAAGGGCGCCTTCAATGCACGCCGAAAGACGGCTGCGCCACTCGGGGTGTCGGGTCAGGGTCATGTCTCCCCCCATGCCACCGAGGCGGTTCCAGATATCTCCGCATAGCGCCGGAACCGGTCGCCGGACCGCAGCTGCTGGCTGCTGTCTCCGCGCTTCAGGGACAGTGTCCGGGTCAGCGCCCGGGCGGCCGAGGCGACGCGGAGATCGATGCCGCCCTCGCCGCCGGCGGCGGAGGTGCGGATCTCCACCTCGTCGACCCAGCCGCGCAGCGTCAGCCAGGGCGTGCCGACCATGGTGTTGGTCACCGGATCGAAAACGACGCCATGCACCTCGACCGGCGCCAGCCGCGCGTCATAGCCCCTGACCGCCTGCTCGACCTCGGGCGAGATCGCCGAAAGCGAGAAGGTGTGCATCCGCACCTGAAGGCCGGACCCGTAGGTGATCCGGTCAAGACCAAGAAGGCTGCCGATGGCAAAGTAGTTGCGGATGGTGCCGCCGATATCGAAGGCCTGGTTGTCGAAGCCGTTCCAGAGCCCGAGGGTTTCGGGCAGGCCCGTGGTTCTGTTGCGCGCGGTGATCCAGATCAGCGCCTTGACATTCAGCGCGTCGGGCCGGGCGGCAAGGAAGGTGGCAAGCGGGGCGGGCAACGTGCGCATCGGCTACCTCAGCGTCTGGACGAACGAGAAGGCGATGCCCTCGACCATCCCGCCGCGGCGGGTGCCGGGCTGGACCGATCCGGGCATGACCACGGCCTTGATCGCGGGGCGCGCGAGCGTGGCCACCGCCCCCGCGACGAGCGCTGCGGGCAGCGCCGGCGTGACCTCGTTCCAGCCGGTCAACCCGGTGGCGTCGGCGCTCGCGGCCACGGCGATGCGGTGCAGGCCGTAGCGGACCGGGCTCGCGCCCCATTGCACCCCGACGAGGTCGCCGCGGCGGAGCTGATACCAGGCCGGCAAGCCGCTCAGCTTCAGCTCGCGGCGGTTCGCGGAGATGCTGTTGACCGTCACGGCCGCGGCGCCGAGCACGGCTCCATCGGCGTCAAGCGCCGGCCAGGGCCGGGTCAGGTCGCAGGCGAGGAAGCTGGTGCCGGGACGCTGCGCGAGATCGATGAGCGGGACGATATCGGCCGCTTCGGCGGACGTCAGCCGGCCAAGCGTGACCGCGCCGCGCCACTGGGCTGGTGCGACTTCCCGGGTCAGGATCTGACCCGAGGCGACGCCGGAGCTTTCGACCTGCTCGACCGGCGCCAGGGACAGTGACGCGATCGGGAGCTGGTCCCAGAAGTCGGCGAGCGGCAGCGGGAACGCGAGGCTCATCCGCGCCTCCTTGGGTCAGACTGGATCTGCGCCATGCGCGGCGGAAGCATCTTGGCGTCGTAGTGCTCCAGCGCGCCGCGCATGACCTTGACGCTGACCTCCTCGGCGGTGCGACCGACGCGCGCATCGAGATCGTCGCTGAGCGTGAGGACGATCTCGATCGGTTCGCGGCCGGCCTGGCCGAACCCGCCGGCGGCCGCAGCCCCGCCCACCGCGCCGCCGTTCGCGAAACGCGGCGCGCTGTTGATCTGCTCGAGGAGCGGCCGGTGACGCGCCGCGGCGGCGGCGTTGACCACGAACTCGCCGTTCGAGAGCCAGCTCAGCACCTTGTCGTCGCGCGGCCCGCCCGGCCCGCTGATCCAGCCGCCGTCGGCATTCGCCGGGATGCCGAGCGCGCCGCCGATGATGTCGAAAAGGCCGGTACCCTGACCGCCGAAGATACCGGCCAGCGGCCCGCTGCCGAGGAGTGCGGACTGCAAGAGCGCCTGGGCGATGGTGCGAGCGAGGTTGGCCATGACCTCGGAGGCCGTCGCGCCCTGGATGATGAGCGCATCGAGCGCGTCATAGGCGGCGTTCTTCGAGAACTCCCATGTGTCCTGGACCTGCTCCTGCGCCTCCCGTTCGCGCTCCCGCGCGATGATGAGGTCCTCGATCATTGCGCGTTCCGCAGCCGTCGCGCTGGCGAGCGCCTCCCGATTGCGGAGCATCTCCTTCTGCACCGGGTCGGTCTCGCGCAGGATGTCGAGCTCGCGTTCGAGCGAGGCGATGAGCCGCTGCGCCCCCTCGGTCTGACGAGAGCTGGCACGAGAGCCGCCGGCGCCGCCGCGGGTCGCGATCCGGTCGCGCTCGGAGGCGGCGCGGCGGGCATCGGCGAGGTCGGCATCGAGCGCGACACCGCGGAGCTTCGCTTCCGTTTCCAGCCTGATCGCGTAGCGCTCGATCCCGCTCTTGGCAGCCGTCTCGCGCAGCTGACCTTCCTGACGGATTTCCGCCTCGACGGCGGCGCGCCGGGCCTCGGCGACCGATTTGCCGGCCCGCAGCGCCTCGAGCTCGATCTCCTTCGAGGCATTGGCGATCCCGGCCGCGCCGAGCGATGCCAGCGCCGCGCCGATGCCCTGGACCTGCGCGGCGACGCCGGCCATGGCACCCGCCCAGACGTTGGTCGCATCAGCCGCGCCGGTGACCGCATCCCAGGCATCCTGCACCGAGCGGCGCGTGTCGTCGCTGGCACCGACCGTGTCCAGGAGCGAGGCGGCCCAGCCCTTGATGCCGCTGTCAACGCCGTTGGCGGCATCCCAGAGTGCCAGGAGATTGGTCAGCGTGTCGCCGGCGATGTCGCGGCTTTCGAGCTGGGCCTGGAAGGCCTCCCGCTCCGCCGCTGACCGCGCGCGGGCGACTTCCACGCTGTTTTCGCCGAAGCGAAGCGCCAGCTGACGGAGCTCGACTTCCTGCTCGAGTTCGGCGCGGATTTTCGCGGCCTGGTCTGCGGCGATCGCTTGGGCCGAGCCGATGCCTTCCTGCGCGGCCTGGACGAGCCGAAGCCGGTTCTCCAGAGCGCTCGCGCCATCAAGGAACTTTGACTGTTCCTCGTTCAACCCCCTCCATCCGCCCGCCGACGCAAGAACCATCTCTTGCATGCGAGCGATCGCGTCGGCCTGGGCGTCCAGGCTGTCCGACGTTTCAAGAACCTTCAGGAGACCAATGAACTCGGATACGTCTGGCGCGAGGCGCGTGATTGATCCAGGCGCGAGCGCGTCGGTATTCAGAAGGTCGGCAACCTTCGCTTCCTGCCCCGAGAACGGCAGGAACCGCCCGTCCGCGAACTCGGCCCTGAGAGACTTCGCGGCGCTGGCAGCCTCCAGCAGGACCTCTGCAAGCTTCAGCTCCGTGATCCGCCTTTGCAGTTCCACGACCTCCGGGGTGACGTCTCCGAAGAGCCGAGCGAGATCGGAAGAGCCAACGCGTGCCTGTTCCTGCCACTGCTTTGTCGCATCTTCGAGGTCGCCAATTGCGTCCTCGACGGATTTCACCTCGCCGAAGACCGCGCGGAGCGAATTGCCCAAGAGGCCGAGCCCGGCGACAACCGCGAAGACCGCGAGGTTCACCGGATTGAGCATGCCGAGGAATGCACCGCCGAGCGCCTGGACGGCACCGCGCGCGCCAAGCGGCCCCAGCGCCTGGCTGATCTGCGTGCCCTGCTGGGCCGCCAGAAGAAACGGTGACTGGCCCGAGGCCAGCATCACGCCGACGTCGTTGAACTGTGCCACCAGATTGGAGGTCGCGCCGGCCGTCTGGCGGCGCAGCTGAGTGACCTGTGCCTCGGCGACTTTCAGGCCCGCGGCCGCGGTCGCACCCGCGGTCTTTGCAGACTGCCCCAATGCCTGAAGGTCGGTGCCCGTGCCCCTGATCTCGGCGCGCGCCTGCTGGGCATTCGCCGTCAGCAGCATCGAGACGTTGAACGAGCCGGCGGTCATGACCGGGCCTCGTTCATCGCGGCGAGCGCGCCGGCCTCGATATGACGCAGCGCCCGCCAACCGTCAGGATCGAGCGCGAGGCCCATGGCGCGGAGCCCGGTCCTGACAGCCGTATAGTCGAGCCCGATCACCGCCATGCCGAACCCTCCCGAGACGACGCGCCATTGCGTATCGACCGCAAGGAAGGCCCGCGCGGCGTCGAGGTGCTCGACCCAGAGGCCAAAGGCTTGGGCCGCCGGCGGCGGTTCGAGACCAAATCGCTCTGCATCGCGCGCGGCTTCATCGTCGATCCCTCCGTTCAGCTCGCCCCTGGCCCAGGCGCGGCCGAACTCCCGGAGTTTCCCGAGCGCAGGCCCGCCTGGGCGACGAAATAGGCGCGGATCAGCCCGGTGCGGACGAAGGCATAGGAAAGGAGCCGACCACGCCATTCGCCGGCGCCGTCGACCGCCTTCTTCTGGCCGTCGACGAGGTCCTCGAACGCAACGACAACGCGCTCGAGAACAGCGACGGCCCCTCCGGCCTGTTCCAGCTCCTCCATCTCCGTCACCGGGATGGCGCGAAACCGCGTGCGCAGGACCTGCTTCGTCCAGCCAGTGCCATCAGGGACATCGACCCGCACGTCCTCGACGAATTGCGGGTCCTGGATCACTTCGAACATCAATTTCCTCCGGTTCAGTTCAGCAAAGTCTTGGCACCACCGAGCACGATGGCGCCGACGATCACCGTGATGGTGCCCACAAAAGCGCCCCAGAAGACCTCCGCCTCCCGCGGCGCGAACAGTGCTTCGGCGACGCGCGCGATGCCTAAGGCCACAAGGGCGCCCCCCAGGATCATTCCGATCATCGCGGCACCTCCTCAGGTCAGAGCCAGCGTCCACTGGTCGTTGCCGGCGTTGACCTGCGGCACGAGGTTCAGCGGCCATTCGACGATGCCCTGTTGCTGGGCGACGCCGGACGGACGCTGGATCTGGGCAAGGGGCGCGTTCAGCGTCGCGATCTTGCCGGCGCCGACCCCGTGGGTGAGGACCACGGGCACCGCCGTCTGGGCAAGCGCCAGCGCGTAGGGGTTGAGTGTCGTCAGGAGCACTGCCTCGACGGTGGCCGCGATCTTCTCGCTCTTCTGGGTGATGAGAACGCTCTCCGAACCGATGAGGAACCGGGTCGCCACCTCGTTGGCGAGATCGAGCTCGAGCGAGCGGAGGACAAGCGCCACGCCGTTCAGCGTGAAGACCGGGGTGTTGGCCTTGGTGGCGACGAGAGGCTTTTGCCAGGCGGTGAGCGTCGGCGTCGCCTGCGCCGTCTCGGCCGGGGCGGTGAAGAGACCGGTGAAGGTGAAGGCGATCTTCGGCACCTTCTGCGCCTCGATCTTGATCGTGGCGGTGCCGCGGGCGCCGACGAGGGCGTATTTCGTGTTCTCCACCCAGAAGTGGAGCGTGGCGCTCTCGTGGTTGAGGCTGACCGGATTGTAGGTCACCGAGACACCCGCGGCGATGGTTTCGGCCACGGCACAAGCCCTGAGGAGCGGCCCCCAGGCCGGCGCGGTGCCGGCGGTACCGGACGGGGCCAGCTCGACCTCGAAGGAAAGCTTGGCGTGGACCTCGACCGGCACGGTCCCCTGGGGCCCGAGCGTCGCCAGCTCGAGCTCCCGGCTGACGTCCTGGCCTTCCATCGGCGACAGCTGGACATTCGTCGCCAGCACGGCGTTCGCCGCCCCGGTCGGGGCCGCGTCGGTCCCGTAGACGGTCTCGATCTTGGCGAGCAGTACCTTGCGGTTCCACTTGAGCGGCATCTCAGCCCTCCTTCACAGCGGGTTTCTGGGTGCCCGTCACGGGCTCGGGCTGGGCCGGCTTCAGCCCGCCCTTTTCGTCGCGGATATAGCTGCCGCCCGCGGAGGGCAGCTCCTGCGGCTTGTCGGTCATGGTCAGGCTCCTGTCAGGTAGCGGGCGGTTTCCCAGGTCTGGACGTAGATGCTGACACCCGTGGTCACGGGGCTGCTCTCGCCCGCGACGAGGGAACAGGGATCGGCATAGGGGTCGGGCTCCCAGCCGGTCAGCGCGAATTCGACGTCGCGCTTCATTTTGTCGAAGGCCTTGGCCCGCTCGGCCCCCATCGCATCGTCGTAGTGTCGAATGACGATCCCGGTCAGGAACTGGAAGCGGACCCGCTGGCGGTGACTGCCAGTGGCATTGACAGTCGGTTCGGCCGCTTCGCGGAGCGGCATCAGGATAAGCGTTCCGCTCTCGACCAGGCCGGCGCGATCCGCCATGGCGTCGATGTCTTCCGCAATCTCGACGCCCGTGAGTTCCGGGGCGGCGGCGGTCAGCTGGGCAAGGATAGCCTCCAGCATCACCACCCCCTCAGCCGCTCGGCGGTGAAGACGTCATCCGGGCCACCGCTCATCACCTGGTTGCCCGTTGTGGCAACCGGTGTGCCGCCGGTCGCGACGGGCAACGCGATACGGCCGCCGGCGACGTCCTTCAGGGCCGCGATCGCATCCTTGTAGTCCTGGGCGACATTTTCCGGAGCGCCGTTCCTATGGAGGATGTAGCGGGCGACCGACACTGCCCAGGTCCGGACGAGATCGGGGACGCTCACGAGCGGCACATCGTATTTGACGCCGACATAGCCATTGATGAGGTTGTCGGCGTCGACGAGGGCTGCATCCACCACCGCCTGGTCGGCGATGCCGTCGCGGTCGCGGTCGGCGATCTGACGGATCTCCGCATCCCCGGCACGCGCGATCAGGTCTGTGAGGCTCGCATAGCTCATTCGCCGTCCTCGGGCAGGGCGATGCGGCCGGGCCGGAAGATCGCCCGGTTCAGCGCCATGAAGCCCAGCTCGATCTGGGTGCGGGCAACAGACAGCCACCGCTGGTCGACCACGTCGCTGCCGACCAGATGGTCCATATTGCGGAGAACGCGCTCTTCGATCTGCTTGTTGGCGTTTACCAACTGCACGGCCCGTTCAGATTGCGGCTTGTCGCCCGCGACGGGCAGGCCCTGATGCTGAGACATGGCCTACTCCGTCGCGCCCTGGTTCGCGGATGGACGCTCCATCTCGGTGATGATCAGCTGCCGCGAACTCGTGACATAGAACTCGCGCACCTCCAGCGGCGGCACGATGCCAACGATCGTGGTCCTGGAAGCTTCTTCGCCGGGCCAGTGATCAACGGCTTCGACCTTGACCGGCCAGCCAGCATGCGCGTCAACGGTAACTTTCGTGGTCATGGGAGCCTCGGGCTGATGTGGGTGCCGGTCTCTCCCGGCTGTCACGTCCCCTTGCGACGTTCGCGTCCGGGCAGCGCCCCCGGCGGCCTACTCGCCCGGCTCCCCGGCCATGGCCTAGTTGCAGGCCTTACAGGACGGATCAGCACCGGGCTTTCGCCTGGCGTTCGGGATGCGCGGGCCGACCGGAAGGCCGCCCCGCGCGAGGGGCTGGATCAGCCCTTGGGGGCCGCGACGCCCTTCTTCGGGGCTTTCGCGGTGGGCGCGGTCGTGGTGGCAGGGATATCCTCCGCGCGCGCTTTCGCTGCTGCCTCGATCTCGGCCAGCCGCGCCTCGACCGCGTCGGCGCGGGCCACCGCAGCATCACGTTCGTCCGTCAGGCTGGTGACAGCCTGTTCGACCGCCGCACCCACAATGGTTTCGGCGATGAAGCGGGCGCGTTCGGCAACCAGACGGTCGATGTCGGCGGCGGTCATCGGCATCACGGCCGGTTCGTCGGCCGGTCCCGCGCCGTCCGATGGCGCCGACGTCGCGCCGAGCGCTTCGATCTCGGCCGCAACCTCGATCCCCACCTCGTGGTCGCCCGGCATGTAGACCGTGCCGTCGAGCTTGATCGGGTGCGCAATCCTGACTGAAACCTGTCCCATCACGGCCCCCTTACGGCTTGCCGGCGTCGATGAAGAGGAAGCCCCCTTCGGCGCCGACGAGGTAGGGGCGGCGCTCGACCTTGGTCGGATAGATCCAGCTGTCATTCGACCGCTCGAAGTAGGGCACCTCGACCTGCGGATAGCCCGAAAGCTCGTAGGTGTAGCCGAACGACGGCACCTGGAAGGTGTTGCCGGTTTCCGGCACATAGGCGAGGATCGCGTCATCGCCCCAGATGTCCGACGCCAGCGCCGCATCGAGCGCGGTCTGCGGCAGGTAGACCCCCGCTCCCACGACCACGCGCTTGACGTTGAAGTAGGCGGCCAGCATCTCGACCGTGATGCTGTCACGCCCGGTGTACTTGAACTGGTCCTTGATCTGCGGGTGGGTGCGAAGAGCGTTGAAGACGGTCGGGCCGATGACCAGAGTGTTGCCGTAGCGGCCGATCGAGCGGCGGATCGCCTCCTGGCCCGCCTGCACATCGGCGAAAGGCGTCGAGGTGGCGCTCGTCCAACGCGCCGTGCCCGCGAGCGTCAGCTTGTTGTTCGCGCTGTAGTTTGCGGCCGTGCGCGCAAGCTGCGCGCTGTCGTATTCGAGGTTCAGGTCGACGACATTGAGAACCATGTTGATGGCGCCCTGGCCGAGGTCGACGCCAGGGATCGACATCGCCTCTTCCTGATGTTCGATCGGCACGATGCCTTCGAGCGCGTCCTGGAGGAGCGAGATCGGGTCCGAGGCATAGCCATACTGGATGCGCTTCTTGTCGGCGCCGGGCGCCCGGCGGGTGTTGACCATCCGGAAGGCTTCCTTGCCGAAGCGGATGACGCGCATCGAGCGGTTCGGGACAGTGACGCGCGGGAAGAGCGCGGATGCCACGAACTCCTGGTTGCGGTAGCCGCGGGCATGCGTCGACAGGATCGGGTCGATCACTGCGGCGGTACGGGTATTGACGGGGGCCATCAGAGAGCTCCTTAGCGGATGAGGATGTCGACGAACTCGCCGTCGAGGGCGGCGTTCAACGCGGTGGCGAAGGGGTTCGTCCCCGCGCCGACAGTCTGGACACCGCCAGCGGCGGCCGAGGTGACCTTGGCGCCGGCCGCGATCGCACCGACGGCTTTCACCCGTGCGATGCCGGAAACCATGACTGGCGCGGGATCGCCGATCACGGTGTTGGGCGATTTGGCGACGCCGAGAACGACCGCATCGGCCGTGGCGATCTTGGCACCGGCGTAGTTGACGAGGTCATAGGCCTCGAAGAGGCCCGTCGAGGGGACGGTGATCGTCAGGACGTCCTGGAAATACTGCATGGGTCCCTCCTTCATGACACGGCGTGGACGGCGGCGAGATAGGCCGTGCCGGGATGCTGGCGCTGGTAGTCGAGCGCCTTGTGATGGATCGCGAGGCCGGCGGGATCGACCGCCTGGCCGTCGGCCGCGAAGGTGGCCGACCGGGCCTTGCCGCCGGCCTCGCCCTCGATGTCGAGCGCGCCGTAGGAGACGATCTTCGGCTGGGCCTCGAGCACTTCGCGGAGCGCCTGGGCGGGGCTGACCTTGGCGGCGCCCTCGGCGAACGCGACGGACGCCTCGCCGGGGAGCGCGTCGAGGAGATGCACCACCTTGTCGCGCGAGGCGGGCAGAAGCCGACCGTTGGCGACGAGGCTCTCGGCGAAGGCCGCGTTGCCGGCATGGGCGAGGGCCGCTTCGCGGGCGGCGATTTCGGCCTCGCGGGCGGTGATTTCGGCCTCGCGGGCGGCGACGGCCGGATCGGTCTTGGTCACGGCAGGTTCCTTTTTCGACGGTTGAGGTGTGGGTTGGAGAGGCGGGATGTCGCCACCCCCCATATCGGCAGCTGCATAGGCGTCCATTTTCATGGTCATGGCCCCATCTCCCGGCTCGAGCTCGGCGGCGACATACCACTTGTGGATTTTGTCCATGCCGTCGAACCGGATCCCGAGCGCGGCCGTGGAAACCTCCACGACAACGCCCGTCGCGGCCATCGTCATCTTGTCGTGCTCTTCGCCATCCTTGACCCTGACACGATCTCCAATCGAGAGACCGCCGTCGCGGACCCGTTCCATTCCGGTCTCCGCGAAGTGCGGCGGCGCCGACGTCGGCTCGGCCTCGACCTGGCCGAGCCATTCGATCCGCCAGGACGGGAGCGCCTTCTCGGTCTCCTCAAGCCCGAACTTCTCGATGAAGAAGTCGCGGAGCGTGCGCAGGATGGAGGCCGTCTCCTCGAGGCCGCGGTCTCCGAACGCCGCTTCGAACGTTGCATCGGCCGCGCCGGCGAAGCGTGCGGGCTTCAGGCCGCTGACCGCCGGGGCAGCCGCCCCAAGAAAGCCAACATGCTTCGGATACCAGGTGCCGGGCACCGGGTTGTGCGGCGTGCTGGGCGAGAAGAATGCCATCGAGACTTTGCGGAAGCGCCCCGCTTTCACCATCTCGGCGAACTGCGGTTCGATCTCGTGGAGCTCGGCGTAAAGACGCTCCGCCCCGGCATCGAAATCGAAGCGGCTGACCCAGCCGAAGGCAGGCGCATCGACATCCGGGTGCCCGATCACCACCGGCGCGGGGGCGCCATCGGCATCATAGGCATCGGCGATGGCACGAAGATCGGCCGCCGAATAGCTGATCGGCTCCCCGCCCATCGGCTTGAAGGTGCCGGGGCGGAAAACTTCGATGCGGGCCTTGATGGGCTCTGTCGGGGTCATGCAGGATCGTCCAGGTGATTGGCTGGAGCGACCATGCGACAGGCCGGGGGATGCCGCGACCGGACGACCGTCCGGTCAGGGGTCAGCGCGAGGCGGGACCGCGCGCATCATGGGTCCGGACGGCGCGCCGATCAATCCCCATCTCCGACCAGCGCCGGAAATGGCCCGTGCACCGATCCTGACGGGGGGCTAACAGGGCGCTGGCGCCGGAAACGACCCGAGATAGCCCCGGAGGCGTGATGGCCCTCAGCGAGCCGCTGAGCGGGAAGTGAAAAATTTCGCGCATCAGCCGATTTCGAGCCATCTTTTCGCCAGGGCGATGATGTCCGCCTGATCGGTCGGCGAGATGCCAAGGAAGGGCCGCGCCGGGATCGTGATCTGATGTGCGCCGATAGCCACGTCGGTCGCCACGCTGGTCTTGTTCTTCTTCTTCGCAAAGCGCCGCCCGAACGAGCCGTCGGTCATCTGGCGGCGGTAGATTTTACCCTGGCGGGCGGGCATGTCGATGCTGCCGCCAAACTGGTGGATGGCGGCATATTTGACCGGCGATCCGACACGGACACCGTCGTCGCCTACCAGATAAAAGATCGAACCGGCGAGAATGCCTCTTTCCCTGAGGATCGCGAGAGCGGATCGCCCGCGCCGCTGCCGCGCCCGGATCGTCGCCGGACGGAGGGGCGCCCAGGCGGCTCCGTCCGGCGCGGCCTGCCACCGGAAGTTCTCGCCGACCGTTCCGACCAGGAGATTGCCGGCCGCCTGGTAGAAGGGGCGTGGGTTCGTCATCCTCTCGACGAGCATGTTGAGCGCCTGTCGCGCCTCTTCATTGACCTCGATCTGGATCGTGAAGCCGGTCATCGTTGAATTCCTCCTGACATGGCGCTATATTCGTGGTGCTGGTGAGGCGTGGCGGCGATGGCCCTGGTAGTCTCCCGGCGTTGGCGGTCGGATCGCCCCGACCGTCACTTTCGTTTCCAGAGCAGCTTTCCCCCACGACGCCGGTCCAGGAGATCGAGATCGGGCTTTCCGTTCTTCTTCGTCGGCTGGTAGATCGTGATCGGCTCCCACCACCGGCGTCCGATCTCCATGACGATGATGATGCCAAGATCGGGATCGACACGGATATAGCGCCGGTCGATCAGGAGCTCAGTCAGATCGGAGCGGACCGGATCGGTCTTCTCCGCGACGCCGATCCAGATCTCGTCAGGATCAAGAAGCGCCTCCGCCATCAGGGGCGTCAGCCCCGCGCGACCGCGCTTCTCTACCTTCCAGGCCCCGGACCGCGCCCTGAAGAACTCGTCCGAGACCGGGATCCGCACGCCGGTGGCGTCTGGCCAGAGGACCGCTCGACCAATATCGGCTCCGAATGGCTCAAGGAAGGCGCGCACATAGCTCTCGGCGCCGAGCCCCTCGGGAAGCGGTTTTGCAGCGAAGGGCTTGGCCTTGGCCAGGAGATCGCCGAGCGGAGATGGCGTGTCGATCTCGGCGATATGGCGACCGGTGCCCAAAACCCCGCCCACCTCCTCGATCAGCGCCGACGGCACCAGCCCGCGCTCCCAGAGATCGCCAGGCATGTGATCCCAGCCAAAGCCGATCCCTTCAGGCAGAATGACGACTTCGCCGCTGGCCTTGTGGGTGAAGGGCCGGAGATTATCGGGGGGCGCCCGGTCGGGGCCCGTCTTGCCCAGACGCTTCAGCTGCTCGTCGGAGAGTGCGCGAATGCCGCACGAGCATTGCCAATCATTCGGGGGGAAGTGTGTGTTCCACCAGGGATCGTCCCACTTGAGCACGAGCCGGTCCCAGCCGACATGCGCGGGGCGCGGGTTCAGGGGCACCCGGGTATCGGCGTGAATGTATTGCCACCAGGGCATCAGCTTCACGACATCCGGATCACGCATCTGGCGGAGCCGGCCCGCCATGTAGCTCGTGCGGATATTGGTGTTGAAGATGGTGCGGATGCGCCACTCCCGCCCGCCATTGTAGGACCAGCCGTATTTCTCGACGATCCGGTCGAACTCACGTCCGAAGGCCGCGAGGTCGCGGGTGCTGGCGGCGTCGATGACGGCGGCCTGGAACTCCTCGATCATGGCGATGTCGGTCGCGCCCGCGATGACAAAGGCGCGGTCGTGATCGCCGTGCATCGCATCGGTCCAGACCCGCGTGGGCTTCGGGCGCTTCTGGCTCAGGAAGTCGATCTGTTCGCGGAAGACTGTCGTCTCATCCCCGGGGCCGGCAAAGGCGTTCACCCCTTCGGCCTCTGCAAAGACCGCCTCGCGCCCCGACCACGCCGCCAGCTCCAGCGCATCACCGACAATGCGGCCAAGCGCATCCGGCGTCCAGCGTGCGGCGAGTTCCAGGAGTGCCTGACCGGCCGCCTCGAAATCCGCGGCCTCCGCGATCGCCTGACGCACCGCCCCGATACGCCGCGTGAAATGCGCTTCGGCCAGGGCGACGGCCTGATCTGTGATCCGTTCGACCGGCCCGTCAGGATCGGCGAAGCAGACGTGCCGCCCCGTCAGTGTTTTTTTTGAGCCCATGGGCCGCGAACTGCGCCGGATTGCCGGTCGTTTCGCCAGGCATCAGAGGATCAGGCACGGGCAGCGCGGCGAAATCCTGGCGCGCTGCGACCAGGGCGTCGATCGTCTTGTCCGAAAGCTGGTCGGTCACATCAAAGCTCACGATATAGTCGCGCGCGACCGCGTCGTCCTCGAACTTCGCCGCCTGGCCGACGATGGCGGCAATAGCCTCGTCGACGGCCTTGGCCGCGTCGGCCTTGGACTTGCGGGTCGCGGCTTCAGCCTGTTCGTTCTTCGGCCGAAGGCGCCGCACGGTCGGGACCGCCGCGCCGGGGCGGTTGTATTCGACGATCCAGCGCGCGAGCTGGTCGCGGAGCGTATCGGCCAGAAGATCGCCGTCGCTGTCGGCAAGGACGTCGAGTTGCTCCTGGTGGACCTCGCCAAGCGCGCGGTTGCCGCCCCCTTCGGTGACCTGGCTGGTCAGCGTCTCGCCGGTGGTGCAGATCGAAATCTGCTTGTCCCAATAGGCGAGGAACTGTTCATAGGTCACGCTGCCGGTGCGGGAGGCCTCAAGAAACTCGATGTCGGTGCCCATCGGCACGGTGATCGCCGAACTGGTTCTGACGCTGAGGAGCGTGGTCAGAAGCCGCCTCTGGTCCTCGGGCAGAAGCCCGTAAGGCGTCTTGCCGACGACGGTCGGGCCGGCGAACTTCTCGAGGAAGTGGAGCCAGAAGGTGATCCCCTCGCGCTTGAAGAGGACCGGCCAGAAGAGGCGCGTGCCAAGCCCGAGACCGTAGGGGTTGTTGCCGCGGACACCGACGCGGTGGACGATGAATTTCCGGTCCGGCAGCGCCTCCCCGTTCAGCATCTGATGCGTCGTCAGCAGCCGGGGCAGCCAGTCGCGGTCGAAGGCGAAGCGGCGCTGGTCGTGGGCGACGATCCGGGCCGGCCGGATCTGGTTGCCATCGCGCTCCCAGACGATCTCTGCGATGGCGAAGCCCTTCAGCGTGGCGTTCAGGAGGTCCTTGCAGATCTGGTCGAAGGGCAGCGCCTCGAGGTATTCGTCGACAAGCTCGGCCGCCGCCTTGTCGGCCGAGCTGTCGCCGCCGGGCTCGACTTCCCAATCGCGGCTGATGAGCGCGTTCTTGCGCTTTTCCAGCATCGAGAAGGCATGGGTGTCGCGCTCGATCTCGTCATAGATCGCCAGGCCCTTGCCACCGCCCTGGGCGATCAGCGTTTCGTCGGCGTGCTGAAGGACGCCGGTGTAATAGGGGACGGTGATGTCGTTCGAGACATTGGCAATCAGCGTCCGCGCCTCGGCGGGGAGGTTCTTGCGGGCGGTGTCGGCGAAGGCAGTCTGGGCGGGTTTCCGTTTGCGGCGGCTCATCTCGATTTCCTTTTGCGCGCCTCGTTACGTTCTTTCCAGCGGATCGCTGGATCGTACCGGCAAGGCAAAACGATCAGCACGATAGTGCAGCCAATCACAATGATCTCGATCACCGTCATCGCCGCCCCCCCAGCCTGAAGCCGCCGAGCCGCATGTCGTCGGCAGACGCCGCAGCGGTCTGCATCTGCCCGGCCGCGCCGCCACCGGCATAGATCAGCGTGTTCTGCCAGAGCATGTCGAGGCAGTCCGGCCCGTCATCATGATCGCCATTCGGCCATTGCTGCAGCTGGTCGATCAGCGTCGTGTGGTCGGGGTTGAAGCGAATGAGGCCGGCCCTGACCGGCGGCTGCAGACGCTCGATGCGGAGGTTCTTGTCCGCGATCGGCACGATCGGCACGGCCGAGATACCGACGCCCTGCTTCGCGGCCTCGACCATCATGGTGGTGCGCAGGAACTCCTGGAACTGCACGCTTTCCACGAACCAGAGGAGCGCCCGGTACTCGCGCTGTAGCGCGATCGTGTCGGAGATGATGATGTCAGGCAGGCGCTTGCGGATCGATGCCTCGACCACGTCCATCTTTCCTGACATGCGGTCGAAGCCGCTGATGAGGATGGCTGACGGGTCCCGGTGCTTGCCGTTCTTGCCGAGAGACGGGTCGATGGCGCCGAAGAAGACCCATTCACGCACCCGCTGGTTCCAGAAGGTGAGCTTCGCGAAGGGATTGCCGTCGCTGATCGGCTGGTTCTGGTACTCGGTCGCGAAGGCGTCGTGCGAACCCGCCCGCTCGAGCATGAGCCAGAGCAGCGGCTGCAGCGCCGGCCAGTTGACCACGGCGCCCTGGTTCATCTCCGCCTTGCGGGCCGCATAGAACGCGCGGGCGGCCTCCTCGCCCTCGTTCTGATAGGCCTCCTCGAACGCGTCCCAGAGGTCCATCCGGTCGGGCCAGTGCATGATCGCCTGGAACTTGGTGACGCGCCACATCTGGCGCTTGGCCGCACGCACGAGAACCGCGTCGAAATGAAGGACCGTGCCGACCCAGACGACGTGCATGGACCCGTCGGGCGGGCCGACTTTCAGCGCCGCGCGGTAGATCCAGTTCTCGAGTTTCTGGCGCTGCTCGGGACTCCGGACCGCCTCGTCATTCTCGATGTCGTCGAAGAACATGAGATCGGGGCGGTAGGGACCATGGCGACGGCCGCGCAGCTTCTGGAGCGCGCCAAGCCCCTCGACGCGGATGTTCTGGCGGGTGACGATCTCGCCCTCGCGCCAGACCCGGCCCTGGCCGCAGGCGTCGGGGAAATCGTTCTGCAGACGCGGGTTGGTGGTCAGCTCCGCCTTGATCGCCTCGATCAGGAGTGCGGCCTGGGCATAGACGTCGCAGACCTCAAGGCAATAGCGCGTCTTCCTGAGCACGATGCAGTAAAGCGCGAAGCCGAGCGACAGATGTGTCGATTTCGAGGATCCGCGCGGGGCGATGAAAAGATCGCGGACACCCTTGTCGGAGCTAAGGATTTCCGGCACGCGGGCAAAGATCGCCTGGTGAAAGAGGCTCGCCTCGCCCCGGACATAGTGCGGCAAGTAGGTCTCGATGAAGAAACGAAAGCCGTCCGGCCCTTCCAGCCGCGCCAGCCGCTCCATCCGTGCGGCCGGATCGGCCGGAAAAGCATCGACGTTCAGTTCGATATGGCGCGCGAACTCGCTCGCCATCTCCGCGATCTTCTCGCGGAAATCCTTGCGGCTGAGAGCGGCCTTCAGCTGCGGCCGCTTCGTCATGACGCGTAGATCTCGGCCAGGCGCTCGCCGAAGGGCTCGATGATCTCGAGGATTGTGGATGCGTGCTGCGGGAAGCTCTCGCGCACGAACTCAAGAAGCTTCGCCATAACGTCCTGCGCCACGCCGAGCTCGGAAACCTTGGGCGCGAAGCGCTTGGCGCTGGCCGCCATCTTGGTCATCGCGTCCGAAAGCGAGACAAGCATCGCCACCTTCTCCTGGGTGGTGTGCTCACCGGTCTTGATCTCGTCGAGGATCGCCTGCGCCTGGATCATGAAATCCTCGACGACGGACGAGACAACGACCTCGACGCCCTCGCCGGCGATGACATGGGCGGTGCGTGCCTTGTCCCAGTCGTCGCCCGCTTCCTTGGCGGCCTTCTTCCAGCGCCCGACGGTCGCTTCGGAGATCCCGTAGGCGGCGGCGATGGTCGATTGCATCATCCGGCGATAGATATAGTCGGAGCGCGCCTTGCGGCGCTGGTCGTCACGGGACATTGAAGCCACCCTTCATGATGATCGCGAGGCCGGCGGTAACGATCGCCGCGATGATGAGGCGGATGATCCAGGTCTGGCCGCTTTCGATCTTGTCGAGTGACTTCTTGATGTTCTCGGCGCGCTCGGTCGCGACGGCCGTATGAGTTTCAAGGCTCGTCAGCCGTGCGTCGTGCTTGTCCAGGCGCTGATGCGCATGGTCGATCCTTTGCAGATGATGGGTAAGGTCGGTCACGTCTTTTCTTTCCACTTTCCGACGACATCCTTGACGGTGTGGCCACCCATGTAGAGGCCCATGAAGAGGCCGGTAAGCCCGAGGAGGTCCTGGAACGGCACAGGCGGCAGCTTGATCTTCCAGTAGGCATTCGCCGCGTGCAGAAGCACGATGTTCCAGACCCAGAAGAAGCCGAGGAGATACATCCACCCCGGCCGCCAGGCGCGCATGAAAAGGGGTTCCGTCTGTTCGGCGGCGAGAAGGGCGAACTGGCCCTTAAGGCCCTCGGCATAGAGCGATACGAGCTCCGGGCTCATCTCCTCGACCGAGCGGACGGCCTCGCGGACGACATCCGGATTTGATGCGGCGTACTGGTCGAGCTGATCGGGCGCCACGCCCGCTTGCCGCGCGATGGCGTCGACAACGCTGCCCGCCAGCTCGGCATTCTGGCCGCCGATCTTGCGCTCGAGGATCTTCTTCACGATCGGCGCTCCGACCTCGGCTGCGATAGCGATAAGCGGGACCATTCGATTTCCTTCCTCAGATGGAGCGGAGCCAGGCGGCGGGTTTAGGGGCGATGCGCTGGATCTTCGCGGCGACGACATCGCGGTAGCTCCAGGCGAGATACAGGAGAGCCAGCGCGGTGACGACACCGACACCGGCGAGGATCACGGTGTCGGGCAGGCTCTCACCGACGCCCGGCACCTGCGTCGACGCGGCGCCACTGCCACCGGCGACGACCGTCTGGCTCGACGTCCGGCGCGCATCGAGCCTGCGCTGCAGCGTCGTCAGCGTGGCGCGGCCGAGGATGCCGTCAACGGTCAGATCGTGAGCGGCCTGGAACCTGGTGACCGCCACGAGAGCGATCGCGCGATTGTCCGAACCCGGATCGTAGCCGAGGCTGCGAAGCCCCGCGCGGACGGCGGCCAGCTCGGCCGCTTCCAGCGTCAGAGCGATGCGGGCGTTCATCACCTTGCGTCCCGGCGCTGGATCCGGCGCAAGCGGCGTATAGATGCCTTCGCGCATCAGGCGAAACTCGCGCTCGCGCCGCGCCTTCAGGCCGGGCAAGACCTTGCCGCCGCTTCGTACCCATTTCATGAGGCCCGAATAGACAGCCGGCCAGTCACGCTTTTTCCAGGCCGCTACCCAGGACGCCCGACCGATGCCCCCAGTGTTCCAGTGGAAGTCGACGGCCGCGTCGAAAGCGGTCTGGGAAGCCCCCGGCATCGCGGCCCGAACTGCGGGTTCGTAATTACGCTGCAGCGCGAGCACGAGGAGCCGGTCCGCCTCCTCGCGGGTGATGACCATTCCCTGCTTCGGAACGACAACACCAGACGCCGCAGTGAGGCCCGCGCCGATGGTCCAGACCCCCGCGACGTCGCGGTAAGCGCGCAGAACGACGCCTTCCTCGCGCTCGAGGAAGGCGCGACCCTTCGGGCTGGTGGTCATGGGGGCCATGGATGCCTCAAACGAACGCGTTTAGAGGCACTTAACCGGCGTGCGGGCCTTCGCGCGCACGGACATGGGTCCGTTCAGTGGTCGAAGAGGTCGGGTTGGTGGCTTTCCGGGGCGGGCTCGTTCACGAGCCGTCGCACATGGCGCTGCGAGATGCCGAGGATCCGCGCGATCTCGCCGCGGCTGTGTCCCCGGTCCGCCAGGCCCGCCACGGCCCGCCGGTTCGCGCTGGCGCGGCCGTGCGGGACGTAGATCATCGCGCCGGCCAGATACTCACATACTGCGTAACCATCGGTTTCACCAAGCGCCTTGATGACCGGGTGCTCCGGACCCGGAAATCGCGGGAACTTCAGCTCCTGCCCGCCGAACGCCTGCATCAGCTTCAGCGCCGTCGACAGGCCGAGCGTTTCGGCCAGGTCGACAAGCGATGCGGGCAGGCCTTCGGTCCTGGCGGGAAGATGGGTCAAGCCTGCCCTCCGTCGCCGTGGCGGCGCCCGACGGCATCCCCCATGGCACGGGCGAGCGCGTTGAGGTCGATCCCGAACGACTGACCATCGACCTCGAGATAGAGCCCGCGCATCGTCAGGTAGATGTGGCCGTTACGGCCGCTTATCGTCGCCTCGGCCTCGCCGAACAGGTGGTCCGCGCCGCGCCGCATCGCGGCGTGTATCGGCACCTCCCGGATCGTGGCCACGACGGTCATGCCGCGCCTTTCCGGCCGCGCGCTTCCATTTTCTTCAGCGCTTCGATGATCGGCGTAGCCTGGTCATGGGACAGAAGGTCCGGATCCACGGCGATGCCGTCGACCCCATGGGCAACGAAGCGCTTGCAGAAGGCCCTGAGCGCGGTGCGCGAGCCGTTCTCGATGACGCCGAGGCGATGGCAGTTCTTCCAGAGCGCGTGGATGAGGCGGACATAGGGCTTGACCGAGGCGGGCAGGCTCTTGCCGCCGGACTTCACGCGGAAGCCGAGGCGCTTCAGCTCGTCAAGAACGGCGATTTTCTGACGCTCGGACATGGCGCGGAGCGAGGCGGCGCCGGTCACGCGGAGGAGGAGCGCCCGGTAGTCGTCCTCTTCGAGGCCGAGCTGGGTCCTGGCGATGTTGATGATGGCGTTGGCGTTCACCGGACCACCTCCTCGCCCCATTCGAAGGCAGAAAGCGGCTGGGTCTGCCCGACGCCGGGTACCATGACCCGGAACTGGTCATCCTCGTCGACCCGATAGTGGTTCCGAAAGACGAGATGCACCTCCCAGGCAGTGCCCGCGCAGCACTCGCCTTCATCGGCGGTGCCGGGAACCGGAGTGTGCCAGCGGCCCCAGAAGAACCCCTCCCTGTTCGGAACGTCACTCATGGCTGCACCGCGCGCATTTGTCCGGATTGGTGACCGACGGCGTGAAGGTCCGGTTGCACATGCTGCAGGGCTGCTGCCCGCCTTCGGCCATGTGCTTCTGCAGGGTCCGGCAATGCCGCGCCCAATGCCCGCGAAGGCAATTGAAGGATACGCCGAGATCCAGCGCGACATCCTTCAGCTTCTCGCCGGCGGCCAGCCGGGTGATGGCTGTCTCGAGCTGTGTCTCGGACAGGGCGGTTTCGTCGACCGGTATCATGGCGGGCGCCACGGGCTTCTCTACGACCACCGGCAACATCGGCTTGCGGCTTGGTGCAGGTCTCGCAACCGGCGGGGAAACATCGCGCGCCCGCTCGACAAGACCTCGCAGCCGGACCTCCCCGGCATCCGGTTCGGCCAGCGCCTCATCTTCCGGTTCCGGGATGTCTTCCGACGCCGCCGCAAAACTGTCGGCCGTCTCCTCGGGCCAGTCCACCTCCTCCTCCTGCAAGAACACACAGACGCGCTCTGCCACCTCGCGTTCGGGGAAGACGCCGACGAGCATCGCCTTCGTCACGACGATCTCCACCTGGCCGTCCGGCCGCTCTCTCAGCATGTAGGTCATCAGGTTCTCCGGCTGCTCATCAGGACCGGGCCACCACGCCCGGCCGACCGGCACCCGGGCGTCGGCCCGGGTGCGGTTTCGCATCAGGATGTCTTCGAGGCCTTGAAGACCAGGCGGCGCGTTTCGGGGATCGCCACCGCCTCGCCGGTGCGCGGGTTGCGCCCGGTGCGCGCCGGACGCGCCCTGACCGAAAAGCTGCCAAAGCCGATCAGGCGGACATTGTTGCCGGCCTGCGCGTGATCGCGGATCGCGGCCGTCACAGCGTCAATCGCGAGGTTCGCCGCAGCGACCGTGATGTTGTTTTTCGCCGCAATGTCGCGCGCGATTGCATCCTTGCCTACAGTCACCAT